ACTTTAACTGATAGTAGTAATGTTACTATTAAATATGATGTAACTACAGATTTACTAACTGTATTTGCTAAAGACACTTTAAAACCATTTACTTATAATGGTAATACCTATTTTAACGCTGTTTTAAGACACGAAAAGAAAAAAGATAACACTTTATATACTAAACAAAATAATGTTAAATATAAGCAAGTAATTAAGTATGTAACTAAAACTATTACTGTAACTAAAACTAAAGAAGTAATTAAGAAAGAAAGTTATTTTAAATATTTGTTATTACTACTAGTTATTGTTTTTATTTATTTAGTATATCGCTTTAGAAAGTATTTTAGTTTATTGTAAGTAATTATAATAAAAGAAAGAAAAGAAAAAGAAAAAAGCGTAAAAAAGAAAAAGAAAAGAAAGAAAAACCCCCTATAGAAAAAGAACAATTCTAATTTTACCTGATCCGAGCAACTTCCATATTTATTAGGTTTTGCAAGTCTTGGACGCATCCGTTTTATAATTATACGACAAATATATAAAAAAGTTACAAAAACTAGATAACTATTTTCATTTTTTTTTAAGTATAAACAAATTTGCTTACATTTGTCCTATGAAAGCTAAGACAAAATCACAACTAGTAAAAGATTTAGATGCAGTATTTAGCAAGTATATTAGATACTCTAATTCTAAAAATGGATATTGCACCTGTATTACTTGTGATAGAGAATATGAAGTTAAAAAAATACACTGTGGTCACTTTATGAGTAGACAATATATGTCAACTAGATGGGATGAGAGAAATGTAGCTCCACAATGTTATGGATGTAATGTAATGCAGCAAGGTAAACAATTTGAGTTTAGCTTAAAAATAGGAAAAAAACTATCAGAAGAATTATACTTACTTTCTAAACAAACTAAAAAATGGAGTTTAGATGAAATAAAAGATATGATAGAACAATATAAAGACAAATTAAAAGAATTTTCTTAGTTTTCATAGTAATTTTTGTTTGAAATTGGGTAGCGTAACAGCTGCCCTTTTTTTTGCAATATGTTAAAATTTTGTTAAAGTATTAATAGTTAGTTTGGTATTAAAAAAATACTTGTATATTTGCTTCATAATTAAAAACAAATACTATGAAAGATTTAATCGATTACCAAAGATTCCAGGTAGAAGCTTTACAAAAGCGTATCTGTGAATTAGAGAAAAACCTTAACGAAGTAAAAACTTATGTATTCGAACTTTGTGAAGATAATTGCCCTGAAGAATACAAAACTATTATTAAACAACAAATTTATAATTTAGAAAAGTAATGAAATTATTACACGAAAAACTAAGTAAAATCCAAGTAGAATTTAAATCGAACAAAAGTAAATTTAATTCATTTGGTAAGTACAATTTTAGAAGTGCAGAAGATATCTTAGAAGCACTTAAACCATTTAATGAAAAGTATGGTGTATATTTTACTATAACTGAGGAATGTTTATTTTATGGTGATATACCAACTATTTCTTCAGCAGCAACAATACACGATATTGATGGTGTACAGGAAATTAAAGCTACTGCAATAGTAGGAGTAGATTTAGCACAAAAAGGTATGCAGATACCACAAGCTTTTGGATCAGCCTCTAGTTATGGTAAAAAGTATGCTTTAGGTAACTTACTACTTATTGACGATACGCAAGATGCAGATGCAACTAATACACACGGAAAAGAAAATAGTAAACCTGGTGCAGAAGTTAAAGAAAAAGAGTTATCTTGGCTAAATAAAAATACACCTGAATTTACACAAGCTATTGAATATTTAAAAAAAGGTGGTAAATTAGCAACAATAGAAACTAAATACAAATTATCAAAATCAGTAAAAGACGAACTATTAAAAATTAAATAACAATTAAATTAAATATTATGAGTACATTATTAAACATTGGAATTAAACAACAAGATGGAAGTTATAAAAACTATACTTTATCTTTAAATGACGAAACTAACGGATACGGACAAAATGTATCAGTATGGGAATCACAAACTAAAGAACAACAAGCTGCAAAAGAACAAAGAAACTTTGTAGGTAACGGAAAAGTAGTTTGGACTGATGGTAATGTTAAAGTAGCTGATAAAGTAGTTACTAATACAGAACACAACAACGCTAGAAACATTAAAGTAAATGGTGCTGAGGTAGTTGCTGATTTACCATTTTAATTTATCAAGGGTAGTGTAAAAGCTACCCTTTTTTTTTAAACAAACAAAAAAACTATGTTAGCGAATTTATTAGATATACAAAAAAACATTTTAGATGTTAAATATGGTAGAGTTAAAGAAGGACTTAAAATTAACATACCAGAGTTTGACGAACACATTAGATTTAAACCTGCAAACTTTAACGTTATTATAGGACACGCAAACGTAGGAAAAACTACAGTTATTCTTTACTTAATGACTATGTACACTATAAAGCATAATATTAAGTGGTTAATTTTTTCTTCAGAAAACACCTCAACTTCAGTAGCTAGAAAAATACTAGAATTTGCTAGAAATAAAGCAATTCAGCAAATGACTGATGATGAAATAGAATTTGGTTTAAACTGGGTATTACAGCACTTTAAAATAATTGATGTAGATAAACTATATACTTACAAAGATTTGCTTAAAGAAGCTAAAGAAATACACGATGAATGGCACTATGATGCTTTACTTATTGATCCTTACAACTCACTTGCAAAAGATAGAGATTTAATGAAAAATGTAGGTAGCCACGAATACGATTATCAAGTAAGTAGTAAAATGCGTTTATTTTGTAAAGAAAATCAAATATCTATTTGGTTAAATACTCACGCTGTTACAGAAGCTTTAAGAAGAACACACCAAAAAGAACACGAATACAATGGTTTACCAGTTCCACCAAATATGGCAGATGTTGAAGGTGGTGGTAAATGGGGTAACAGGGCAGATGATGTATTTACTATTCATAGATATACACAGCATCCTACAGATTGGATGATTAGCGAAGTACACGTTAGAAAAGTTAAAGAAGTAGAAACAGGTGGTAGACCTACTTCAATAGATGCACCTATTAAATTAAGAATGATGCCTAATAATATTGGCTTTACTTATGCAGGTGTAAACTTACTACAGGCAAAAAATATTAAAGGATTGGACTTTTAGTTATCTACTTATTAAAAATAAATTAATACATTTGAACTATGGAAATTACTAGTAAGATTAGAATAACAAATGAAGATAATATGGAGCTTATGAAAAGGTATCCAGATAATTATTTTGATTTGGCAATAGTAGATCCACCTTATGGTTTAGGTATTGATGGACAAAAAAAAAGTATTAATAAAAACCATAAGCATAATAGAAAAGAACACACTCAAAAAAATTGGGATGCTGCAATACCTAATGAAACTTATTTTAAAGAACTTAAAAGAGTTTCTAAGAATCAAATTATATGGGGTGGTAATTATTTTACAGAACATTTAAAACCTACTAAAGCTTGGGTATTTTGGTATAAAGGACAAAGAGATTTAACTATGAGTGATGGTGAAATGGCCTGGACTTCATTTGATACAGTTACTAGACAATTTGAATTAAATAGAGCAGCATTAATTACTCAAAATACTTTTCATCCTACAGAAAAACCTTATAAACTTTACAAATGGCTTTTAGATAAATACGCTAAAGAAGGAGATAAAATATTAGATACTCACTTAGGTTCAGGTTCAATATCTGTAGCTTGTCACGATTATGGTTTTGATTTAACAGCTTGTGAATTAGATACTGAATACTATAATAAAGCTATAGAAAGAATTAAAAATCACGTTTCACAACAAAAATTATTCTAATGGAAAAAATAACAATTAAAAATCATTTAAACGATTTGCAATTAAGCACTAGCAAAATGTTAGTTTATCACTCTGATAATGCTGAACTATTAACATACTTTAAAAATGTAACTTTTAAGCTACAAATGATAGAGGAGTTAATTAATGCAGAAGATAGCTTAGATTTCGCAGTTATTGAAGAAGCATTTAAAACGATTTTAAAGCAAGATAATGAATTAACTAATATAGAAATCAATATACAAGTTAAACCTGCTTTAAAAGAAATAAAAATAGGTAAAATAAAAGCTAAACTTTTTAATTATGATATTGCTTACTAGTTTATTAATATTTACTCTAATAACTTGGGCAGTTTACTCAGGTAAAGAGTTACAATTTGCAATTATACACGGCTTTATGATAGGTTGTTTATACGATGTAGATCAGCAAGAAGAAGAAAATTACCACACTATACAGGTGTTACTAGGTATTTTATCAATTAATATTTTATGGGAATCTTAGAAAAAGTTGCAGAGTACCAAGATTACTTAGTTGAATTAGCTTCAGTATTTGACTCTGAATTTGCAGAAGATATTGTACAAGAATTTTATCTTTTGTTATATAAATACAAAGTAACAGAAGAACAAATGTTTAC